AGTTTTATGGACGATGCTACTTTAGAAATTGTTTTAGAACGGAGCAAAGAGAATGAGTGATGAAAAAAGAATAGTGCCAGATGAAAATGGTCAATGCCCAGTTGGTTATCACAAAATGCCACCAGATGAAAACCACGATACTGAATGGTGCATGGAAGGCGAATCTCATCCAGAAAATGAAGGTGAATACAGCAGAGCAGTTGATACAGTTCCAACTGACCAAATGGCTGCTCTTGCAGCAAAAGGTTTGAAATGGCGAGAAGAATACGGTCGTGGCGGAACAGAAGTTGGCGTTGCTAGAGCAAGAGATATAAAAAATAAAGCAGAATTATCTGAATCCACTATAAAAAGAATGGTTAGTTTTTTTGCTAGACAC